CCCGTCTGCTCGTATTCCTGAACCTCGAGCCAGTCTGCGTTTCCGGTTCTGATATCGTAAACTACCCGTGGGGTAGTCGCGCAGGCAATCTGCTGCCCGGCCGAATCAGCAACCTGAACAACACCAGGGATCTCGCGCTCTTCCAGGTGGACGCGCACGAGCTCGCCCAGATCAGGGTCAAAGATGTCACCCTGACCGATCATGTACCGGCTAGTGCTGCCAGTGCCAGTAAAGATCTTGTAGTTGTCATCGACCGATAGGAAAGCATTTCGTGCGAGGATGTCCAGGTAGTCAACCTGGTTCTGTCCGAGCTTGCCTCGGATCAGGCCGCGGAGATCGCCGTTGTTCCAGTAGTTGACTACTTCGTTGTAGTCCGAGAACTTCAGAACGTCGCCGTGGATTTCAAGGCCAATCTGGACGGATCGGCTGTCCAGATATGAGCCAGTCAGCCAGATCCCAGTCTCCGACAGGGCGTTGAAGTTAGGATCTGTGTCGTACACTTCTGTGAACACAAGAACCCCGGTATCCCGGGCGCGGAAGTCTTCCTTCATCGTTGTGAACGGCACAAGGATAGACTGCGTTCTCAGTGTTTCCAGAAGCATCTGTTCGTAGTAGGTCCGCTGACTCGCTGGAAGAGTCGTAGACCATAGAGCTCCTGTTTCGTACGCTGCCATGATGGCTTCTCCATTGTTGAGGGGAGAAGCTTAGCTCTTCTTGTTATCGGCCTCAAACCACTCGTCAAACAACGCCTGTCGTTTCTTCGAGTCAGGTTCCTTGTCAATCAGGCTCTGCCATCCTTCTGCGGTTGTTGGTCTAACCTCAGATGGCGGTCTGACTGGAGCGAGGGACGGAGTGAGTCCGGCGAGCAAGCTCTCCTCTCGAGCTTTGACTCTGCTGTCTGAGAAGCCGATGATGTCTTGCATGGCCTTCTTCTGGAGATCGTCGTTCTCGAACGTTGGAATCGTGTCGATGATCGAGATCAGCTCGGGATGTCCGAGCTCCTTGGCCATGTCTACCTTCCGGACCTTGCCCCTGAGGGTTGCGGTCTCGGATTCGACTTTCTGCTTCTCAAGCAGTGCGGTCTCGAGTTTCTTGTCCCGCTCACCAAACCCGGCCTGAACTTCTGCGTCCCTGACCGCCTGTTGCTGCTTCAGTTGCTCGATACTCGAGTTCATGGCAGCAAGCTGTTGGTCCTTTTCGCGCAGTTCTTCCGTGAGCGTTTGGATCTTCTGGATCGCCCCTGTGAACCGCTTCGTCTCCACAAATCCTTCTGGAGGAGAAGGGTCGTCCTGCTTGGGCTTTGGCTGAGGGGTTGGCTCAGCTGGGTCGGCTGCCGGCTGTCCAGAATTAGGCTGGGCAGTGGTCAGCTCGTCACCTTCAGGCATGTTACCTCCCGGTATAGGTTCTGTCACGCCAGTAGGCGTGCTTTTCTGGTCCCATCTGAATGAATGGGATTGTCTCTACTTGAACGATTGTACCATAGATCGTCGCCAATACAAGCCCGTGATGCCAGTCCGGCCGATTGACGTATGGGGGGTTCAAATCGCACAAGCAGAAGCACTCAAAGGCCCTTTTCAGGCCCCCGCGGGTCTGCGCCAGATGCATACCTCCTCTATGGGTGTGCCCGGTGAAGAGAGTGTCAACGTTGTGATACTCCTTCTCGAGCTCACCGCGAGCGGAATACCCACTGTACTTGCGAACGAGGGTGCCATGCTTGATCACGAGGGGGCCAACCTCAAGCTCAGATTGGCCATAGTTCTCCCCGAGCACGTTCTCATCGTACAGTACTCCTAGACCATCTAGGTCCAGGAGGTTGAAAAGCTGGACGGCGTCCAATCCAGACATCTCCGGATGGCGCCAGATGTATCTCCGCAAACGATCCTCGTGGTTGCCGGGGATGAATGCTCTGACAGCATTGGGAGCTGCGCTAGCCCACTCCCTCATTCCATTCTTCCAGGCATTGATCTCTGCCTGGAGGCCGAACTGCCTCTTTGGATCCTTGTCGAAACTGCTGACGGCATAGAAGTCCATACCATCTGATCCGCACACCATCAGATTGGGGCGGAAGTCTTGCACGATCTGTAGAGCAAGGTTCCGCGCAAGCTCATCCTGGTATGGAAAGTGCTCGTCGGTTGGGAACGCCACTTTGAAACCCGGCGTTGGGGTTATGATCATGATCCCTCCGAAGCCTTAGGCTTAGCAGGCGGCTTTGCTGGTGGCTCAGCCGCTGGCTTGATGAAGAAGTCCTTCAGATCGGGATTCGTCACCATAGCCATGATTCTCTCAACCTCTGCTGGTCCACGGCCGAGAATCACCTCTGCTGTGTCCAGGGAGATTGAAGGAGGAGTGGTAGATAGAAGCTTAACCACTTCGTCCACGATCGCTGCTTGGTCCTTAGGCATGAGTGGCCAGAAATCCGGAACAACACTCCCATCGACCGATCGAGCGATCTCGTGCTGGGAGATGTTCGGGAAATTCTTCTGGGCGAGAATCACTGAAGCAACCTTCATGATTCTCTTGATCCCAGATGCCATGTATCCCCGACTTCTGCGCGTGGCTCTCATCAGAGGCCACATTCTGATCTCGAGAGTTCGTCCCGACCGCTGACCGCCACCCTGATCTTCGCCGAAGGCGATAGGAGGAGCGAAGGCCGATGTTCTTGACCAGTCGTAGATGAACTGCACGAACTCAAACGCCTTCTCGGGGACTGGGTTTTTAGCCTCAAGCAATCCCACTGTTGGAGGAGGGCTGTTGCCCATCACCCGGCCCAGGTCCCAGAACTGCTCGGGCCCCAGTGGGAAGTTCTTTGCGTTGAAGGCTCTCGGCATGTTGTAGCCGTGTCTGATTGGATGCGAGTTGTAGTTGATCGCATCCCCGATGTCTGCGAGCCGCATGTTGAGTTCGTCCTGGACAGGGATGATGTCCGGCGTGATGGCATCGCCCCAGAACAGGTTGGTCCGCAGGCGTGGTATGTACACGAATGGAACTACGCCATACGGATTGGTGCCGGAGTATTGGTCGACCCGCTTGTTGTCGATCTTGTTTTCATAGGTTGACGGAGTCCAGTGCTCAACGCGCCAGACCTCGTCCTTTCCGGGATCGAAACCATACTTGGCCCTGCACTGCTCACGGGTCATGCTATAGGCAGCGTATACCTCCAAGAGGATATCGGGATCGTCCGGATCCCAGATTGGGAAGAATGCGTTCAGAGCAATTCTGGACATCTTGATGTGCCCAGGCATTGCCAGGTCAGCGCCGATCTTCAACGCACAACCGCCGTAGACCTCACGATCCACGGCGAGTTCATTGAATAGGGCTGGGGCATTGTTGTCTGAAAGGATCTGAGACCACAGCTTGAGCGTCTCAACGGCGCTCTTGGTCTCTTCTACATCCTGTCTGACGCGGAATCGGATGATGTCCTCTTCCCACTCGCCAAACAAGGAGTCGGCCTGGGCATAGGCAAGAAGCTTGACAAGATTCACGCCAACCGGATAGAGCAGCGGCTGGTCTTCAGACGAGTCGATCCCTGACTCGAGTGGGACCTTGTCCTTGAAGATGTCGCCAGTGAAGTACTTCTCGAACTCAGAACGCTGGGCCCATTGATACTCCCAGTCGTTCTTCTGTACTCCACTGATGTTGCCAAGATCTGACCAGTCAGGCCATTGAATGTAGCCCATGGTTACTCCTGCGCTTCTAGGCCATTAAGGAACTCTATTACGTCACCCTTGCGGGTAATGTAGTAGGGAACTGGATTGCCATTTGCTTCTGCCCAGTCTCTCAATTCCTGGAGCGTCCAGTTCTCGTCCCACTTGTCGGCCTGGTGTGGCGCCTCTGCCACCTTAGTAGGATTCTTGAGGGTCATCGTATCGCCCTCTTCGGTGAATCCACCAGTGGCCCGAACGGTCATATTGCCGCCACGAACCTTGATGACGACAAACTCGGCCTCCTTGATGGAAATCTTCTCGCCTGTTGTGAATGTAGTCATGTCAACTCCTGATTATAGCCTTTCTGGCGCCGGAATGCAAGTCACTTGTTCAGTACCAGAAAGTAGCTATGGTTGCGCCTCGCGTGTACCTGGGTCTCGTGTCGCATGGTTGGCGCCCCGTTGATCATCAGGACAAACAAGTCGACGACCTTGAACCCCAGGATCTCTCCAAGACGAAACATCTCGGAGTGCATCCAGGTCTGTCTACCAGACATGACCTGGTCCATACATTTGACGATGAATACCCCGCCGGCCTTCAGCACGCGGTAGGCCTCGATCATGCCCATTGCGTACATCTGGTGAACCATCGGAACCCCGTGGATCCCACTCTCAGAACGCTCCTTGTTCTTGTATCCGCGATCGATCGAGTCCTTCAGTGTTCTGAAGCCGCCAGTGTAGAGATAGGGCGGATCCAGGACTACGCAGTCGAACTTGCCGGTCCACTCCTCGGGAAGGTCTTGAAAGTCGTAGTGCGTCTCCCCCCTCCCGGGATAGAGATCGTTCTTGGTGACCCGGTACTTGTCTTCTGGTACGCTTCTCCAGAAGACGCCTCTCCCGTAAGTAGCGTCCAGCACCTCGCCGCCATCCTCCACGTACAAGCGCAGGATGTCTGGAAACAGGTCGGCATTGCCTCCCTGCTTTGCCGTGAGAACAGGGCCGCTATCCGTTATGGAGATCTTCGGCATCGCGAAGCACATTCCGTAGCGGAGTCAGATCCACGCCGTTGTCTTGCAGGAAGGCAACAAGGCCAAGAGAAAGCTTGATCACCGCATCCTCGTCAACATCGAGTCCCCTGGAGAACTCTATCCCATGAAAGCCCTCGTGAAACAGAGTAGCGAGGGCAACGTCATCGTGGACCTTCTTCAGAATCCGGATATGCTGTCGGTCGTGCCTGATCTCGCCCCACTTGTTGTTCTCGAAGTCTTCCTGATCGCATCTGAAGACCTCGTAAGTGAAGCACCCGATCTTGACTGAAGTCATTTCTTAGAATCAACCTCTCTAGCCCTCTGAAGGGCCTTTCTCACTTGCGGGTCTCTACCGAACTTGGATCTGGCGACTCTAGCTAGAACAGAAGAGGCTGATACGCCCTTACCGTTGTGTCTCAGCCTGATAGCCGATAGAGCCTGCCTCTTCGTCGCGATCGGATATTTGCCCTTGTTCTTACCGCTCTTGATTCCTGTTTCCTTTCGCTGCTTTGCTGTCGGCGACTTCGTAGCCATTTGATAACCCCCCTCCACAATGTGGACAGGCGCTCGATAGGGTGTCTACTAGTCTGTGACATCTCGGGCACCCCACGCAGTCTGTCTTGGTAACTGCGTCCGTGATAGACTCGACGAGATATGTGTGTCCGTTCTCCCAGATCTTGATCATTCGGTCTCCTAGGTGAAGACCTTGATCTTGCGGTCATCCCCATGCCTTTCCTTCTCATTGAAATACTCCACGGACTGAGCTTCGGTCAGGTCGTATTCTGGCTCGATTCTGTCGAGGTTCTTATCCGTTGCGTAAAACCCGGACCCGTGAAAGGTGACGGCAAGGGGTCTGAAGACCCTGCCCAACTCTCCTTCGAACCCACAGTCATGTGCCGTGGGATGAGGATCCGACATCGACTTTACGACATCGAAAACCTTCTGGCACTTCGGACACGAGTACGTGTAGAGGGGCACTATGCCCTTCCTGTTCTACGAGCTGCCCTGACCCTACGAGGCGGTCTGCCTCCCGGCCTCTTAGCCAGGACAGCCTCTTTGATTTCCTCAGGCATGTATCTTGCAAGGAAAGCCGCAATCCCAAGTGTCATCACGATATCCTGCGGCATCTTGGAAGTCTTCGTGTCTTCATCTCTTCTGTAGTTTCTCATCTGGTTCAAAAGACCCTTGATGATTGGCCACCGGAACCAGTGGTTGACCACCGCGACTGACAGAGCATTGATGATGGCCTGCTTGTCGCTGGTGAAGTTGATGCCGTCGACGACGATGCCATTGTTCTCGAAGGCAAGCTCGTCAATGGCCTTTTGGGTTCCGGTCGTGTCGATGCCCTTGTACACCGGGTTGTACTTCTCTATGGCGTACTTGAACGACGACAAGAAGGGCTGATACGCTCCGCGCCCGTAGACCCAGTCGAAGTAGACCATTTCCCATGGCTTCGTATCTACGCGCACGACGATCACACACCCCGAGTTCCGCTTTGGCGGATCCCCAGTTCCGGGATCGCCGGCAAGCAGATACAGAGCCCCTCCTTCAGGAGGAGACTCAAAGTGGGTGACTCCGTGCCGAGGGTGATACTCCTCTTTCCAACCAGGTCTGGGCTTTCCTGTCTCTGGCCGAGTGGCCTCGGTCATCAGGTCGTTTATCTCCTGGTAGGTGCAAGCCTCTACGTGTACCCTTGGGAATGTGGTCATGCCATACTCCGGGAACATGCCCATGAGTTCGACTTCGACCATCTCGTCCGTGTAGTCCGACTCCATGAGCCGAATCTGTTCACGGGTGAGGTATGTGTTCTCGTAGATCGTCGATCTGATGCTGTTGTAGCTCGAGAGGTCCGCTGAGTGGTGTCCAGCCACTCCCCTATAGAATCTCTCCCGCAGCCATGGGGCGTCGGTCGGGGAGGTTGTGACGTCCAGTCTGGACATACGAATTGTTCCATCCTGGCGGATGCCTCTCAATCGGCCTCTCAGCGTCTTGAGCGAGAGCCCGTCATAGTCAAGGCCGGCCTCGTCATAGTTGATTCGGTCGAACTCCTGACCACGGATGAACCTGGCGTCTTTGCCAGCGGTTCTAAAGATCCAGGTCGAGTAGTTCCGAAAGTCAATCTTTGGGTATGGACGTAGGGAGATGTTGTCTACCAGGTGCTCGAGCCTTTCATTGGCCTCGATCCAGCTCATGGCCATCTCAAAGGCCAGCTCTGCCTGGACAGACGTAACCGACGTGTTAAGGCCTTGGAAGTACGGGATCGACAGACAGTCGACCATGTACGACGCAGCCACCCCACGCGTCTTCCCACACGCGATGCCGCCAAGCCAAGTGACATTGGCGGCAGGCGCATGATGGAATGCCCATTGCTTAGCGAGCGGCACGGTACCATTCAGGTACCACTCAGTAGCTAGCTTATAGCCACCCTTCTCCCGGAGGGAAATGGGCAGGATCTGCTCATCAGCCTCCGTCAGGATCGACATTCTCTACTGGCTCCGGCTCCTCAGAGAACTGCTCGCTCATCCACTCAATGACATCACCCTTGCGGGTGATCGTCGCCGGAACCGGGTGGCCCCTGTTAGACGACCATTCCTTCAGCTCGGGAACACTCCACTTGGCATCGAACCCAGAGGGGTGTATGGCTGGAGCATGCTCGGGCTTTGTCTGGGGCCGTTTCACGGCTCTCTCTGAAAAGGGATCGCCCACCTCATCGACGTATGGAGTAGGCTGAGGATCCTCGGCCTTGGGCATCACGTCCCATGTGAACTGGGCGCCCAGATCGGCACAGACATCCTCGTACATCCTGCCTACGGCGATGCTTGGGCCAAGTCTATCAAGATCTGCCTTCTCAACGCATCGTCTCGCGGCTCGGCCATCGTACTTGAAGTGGAACTCGTACACCTTGCTCGGCTGCTTGATAACCGTCATATCGAGGCCGTAGATCTGGGAGCATCTTCCAGCGAGCTCGAGGAACAGCTGCGTTCTCTCGGCATCGAGTCTTGTGGCTTCCTGTCTTGGGGAGAACAGAACTCCGGCAGAAAGACCAGAGGCCATACCTCCCTTACGATTCGTCATAGCTTGTAACCCTCTGTGTGTCGGCAAGGTCCGCCTCAAAGAGCGGGATGAACCCGGCCATCATGATTTCATTCCAGGTGTAGGACCGCTGGAATCTGCTTACGAATCCAACGGCGTTGAGATTGATTTTCTCTGGCACCAGTTCGAAGATCGTTGTCAGGCCGTACTCGCTAGCGGCCTTCTTCATCTCGTCAAGGATACCGGCGATATCCTCACGTGGCCCATAGCCGTAGAAGTGGTACAGGATCCCCCTGAGGGTGACGTCTGCGATCTTTCTGGC